CCTCAGCATTAATTCCAACCCCAGCAGTAAGAAGTCTCTCAATATTGGCACCTTGTCTATCAAGATCCCCAATACGATCAGCAAAGTCAACAAAGTTTGTAGAAGCCTCTGAAGTAACTGCTGCCACAAATTCTTCATATCGGGAGAAATCAATTTTGCGTGTCGTTGTCATACGATAAATTCTGTAAATTTTGTAAATTTGTTTTTGGTCCGAGGTTGCTCTTCCTCGTATTCATATTCTTCGTCAGCAATCATGATAGAAGAATCTGGGACATCCACATTATACAGCTTCATCTTCGACCTGTCAACACCGACGAGAAACTTCCTGTTGAATGCCATGTCATTATATCTATTCTTCAACTGTTTCACAAGAATGTGTCCATCCTTTTCCAAATCTTCAGTAGAGATGAGAGCAAACATAAGGTCAGCAGTTGCAGGCAATCCAAAAGATTCACTGGTATCAGTAATATCTACATCGGAATTACCATAACCAGACCTAGTAGTCTGAGTAGCAGATACAATTGGGAGATTGTATTCCACTGCCATTCCTCTCAACTCTTCTGCAATTGACTTGACATATGTGTATGAGTTTACGATAGAACCTTTGTATCGTGAAGAAGCACAGATATTCAAATAATCAATAAAGATAATATCTGGTTTGAAAGTTTTCTTCAATGACAACTCATTAAGAAGAGACTTAAAGTGACCAACATGTGCAGATGCTGTGGGATATTCTTTAATAATAAATCTACCCATAGTCTTGCGTCCAATCTCTTTGATGCGAGATGTAAAGATAGATTCAGGTAATGACCCAATATCTTTAATATTCACATTGAGCAGGTTAGCATCAACACGCTCAGCAATCTTTTCCTCAGACATCTCACATGTAATGTAAAGGACATTCTTGCCCTGCTGCAATGCCTGAGCAGCACAGTGACACATGAATAGAGATTTACCTACACCTGTGCCTGCCAATGCTATGTTTAGAGTCTTGTTAGGAAGACCACCCTTAGTAATCAGATTGAATTTCTCCAAGTCAAACGGCATTTTATCTTCTTCCAGATGGTAGAATTCATAACGCTCTTCGACGTTTTCGATGTAGTCGTGACCGACGTGCTCATCGAACGATACAGCCAAGGCTTCCTGTAGTATTGCGGGAATCGCATCCTTTGATATTTTCTGCTCACCTCCATCCGCAATCTTGATGGATTCGAGTAAGGCAAGATAGATTGCTCTGTCTTTACACCACTTCTCCGTCGTGTCCAATAACCAGTTGTATTCAACAGAGTCATCATTAAGTTCTTGAATCGTCTTAATAGCGTTTTGATACGTCTCATCATTAAGGTCTTTTCTATTTTGTAAGTTAATAGTCAACACTTCTGCTGTGGGCATCAAGTCATAGTTACTTGCAAAGTCCCACACTTCTTCATAGATTACTTTCTCATGCTGGTCTTCAAAATAATCTGGTTTTACAAAGGGGACAACTTTCCTATAAAACTGCTCGTTACACAAAAGATTGCGTAGAATAGTTGTCTCAATTTTTTCACTCATCTCCACTACCATACATAAATTCTTTCTTAGCACATTCATCTAGTGCTTGCATCACTTCGGGGGTGAAGTATTTTTCTGGATTAGAAAGTACAACAGAAGGATAAACGGAAGATTCCCCAAAAACAATCCTATTACCCCTCCGCTGGAAGACTCCGTGCTTCTGACCCAATTCCAATAATCCGTAATACTTGTCAAGTCCGCGTGAGTCATAAAATAATCTAGTTTCAACCTGTGAGTTTTCTTTAGTGAATCTCGACTTTTGTGTTTTCACTTTGATAATATTACCCACCACATCTGTGCCATCTTTCTCTTTCTTCTTAGAAAGGAATAGAATACTAGATGCAGAATACTTCAACCCAGTGCCTCCTCCCATTTCTTTTGTAGGGACATAAGCACCAACAACTTCATAAGTATGATTAGTAACGATAAGTGGAATGCCTGCCTGTCCAAGTTTAAGTGACAGGATACGGAAGATAGATTTGATAACCTGAGCACGAGTCATGTCACGAGTCTCTTTACCATCAGTAGCATCCTGCACTTCCTTAGAAGTGGACAGCATCCCAAGAGAGTCTAGCACAAAAAGGAGAGGAGGTCTGTCTTCCTTCTTGAGTTTCATGTATTCGTCAACAACCTTAATGCTCTGAGTGCGAAACTCCTGCACCGTAGTGACAGGGACCAGACCAACACGCTTCACGTCAATGTCGCGAGTCTCCATCATGTCCTTCGAGATAGCAGATTCAGTCTCAAAGTAAATTACTTGAGCGTCTGGATTTGCCTGAAGAAAACTCCTGACTACCGAGAGAGCGAAGAAGGTTTTACCTGTGCTGGACTCTCCTGCAAGCGCAGTGATTTTGTTTGCTGGGAGACCCCCAAAAATGCTGCCAGACACAAGAGCATTGAGGATGTAAGAGCCAGTGTCCACAAACGAATCACAATCCCCCGTGGAGACGCCTTCATCAACGACTGTTGCATATTCATTGTTTAACTCCTTAATAACATTGTTTAGAAAACTCATAATACCTCAAAAGAAACTCATCAAATTGCCACGTTTTTCGGACTGCCATCCAACAGATTCTAGCACATTTCTCAGTGGGTCAAGAAACGACTTCTCAAACTGTAATTGATAATCCACATACTTCTCAAGATTGAATTCCGTGGGCAGTTGCTGGAAAAAGGAAATCACATTTTCACCAATAGGGTTTGGTGTCTTGAGATAGATAAACTTAATCTTCTCACCTTCCTGAATGACAGGATATTTATTCTCTACATTATTTCTCCTGACATAATGATTATAAAGCAACGCACCCCTAACATGAATTGGAGTGCCCTTAGCATAGATGTCTGTGCCATTACGATACTTCTCCAAACCATTAACACCGCGAGGGAAAGCAATGTTTAAATAATTTTGCTCACGAGTATCTGCTTTAATCTCATCAATGAAATTAATGATATCATCATTCGTTTGAGTAATGATAATCTTGAATGCTGTATACAATTTGTCACGGAAGTATGCAGGTGTAGATGACCTGGCAGTTTCAAGTCCCATGATTTTCATCTTAGGCTCCGAGTATCGGACGCCTTCACTATCCCATACATTAAGGATGTATCTTTTCTTGGCAGTCCAAATACCACGCTCAGCAATATTCTCCCGCTTCATTTTCATCTTCTGGTCATACGCCGCAAGATAATCCGCCAGCTCCTGGTAAGAAGTTTCAATAAACGGCTCCAATTTATCTTTGCATATCTTGTCAAGTATCCCCACAATTGTTGCTTTGTCGCCAGACTTAGCACTAAAAAATTTATCAACAAGAGGTCCAAGATTAAGATAGATTGAGTCAGTGTCAGATGCAATGACATAATCCTGCTTTTTGGTTGACAGGAGTTTATTTAGATATTCGTTTACTTTCTTTTCAATCCAACGAATAGTAAGTTGTCCAGAAAGAGTGATGGCTTCTGCAATTTCTAACTTGTAATAACGAAAGTGCTCATTGCCAATCGCGCCATAAGCACTGTTAAGTTGAATCTTACGTGCCATCTGAATGTTGTTACATCTAGAAATCTCTTTCCTCAATTCCATAGTAGGAGTTTTCTCGTATTGCTGCTTTGCAGCAAGCATCTTCTTCTTATAAATCGTGCGGTCCTGATAGATTTTATCCATCAGTTTAGGCAAGAATCCCTGCTCCTTAGTTGTGTAGTGAGTGCCGTTGGCACACATTGTCTCTCCTACAAGGTCAGAAGTATCACAGTCTTTGTCTAGCAACATATCTACGTTGACACTGCTACGACGTGGTAGGAGCGTCTCTGGAGACAAGTTGTATTGCATGATAAGGTGAGGGTATAGAGAGTTAAGGTCAAACGATACCACCCAGTCATACATGCCAGGGACAGGCTCCTTCACATATGCACCAGCATACTGAGAGTCCTTAAAAGATTTCTGCTTAGGAGGAATAGCAATCTTCTGTTTGTCAAGATAGATGAAGATAATGTTGTCCCACATACGGACCTGGGAGTATACATCTTCATAGTTTACCTTGGCGTCATATGCCATGGTGAATGCCAACTCAAGCAGTTTCATCTTATCGTCAAGACGGTCTACCAGACGCACGTCATGGATGTTGTATTCAACAAACTTGTGCCAGTCATTTGTATAGAATTCCTTGAAGGTATCAAACTCAGAGTGGTCAAGTTTCTTTTGCTCCAACTCCACAAATGCGATGTGGTCTAAGCGATATGATTCCTGGTTAGTATAAGTAAATTTCCTATACAACTCAAGATAATCAAGACAAGAAACACCAGTGATGTCATATGCAATCTGCTTACGACCCTTGATATAAATCTCACGGTCAGAAACCATCTTCCATGGAGACAACATCCTAGTGTATTTGTCGCCAATCATACGAGTCATACGGCGACAGATATATGGAATATCGAATAGTTGGACATTCCACCCAGTGATTACATCAGGGATATTTTCTTGCCACCATCCCAGAAACGAGTGGAGAAGTTTTATCTCATCGTCACAATGGATGTAATCAACTTGCTTATCTTTATTAGGGAAAGCCTTACTACCCCAGACAGTGATACGATTGGTAAAAGAATCATGCAAAGATATAAGAAGAATCTCTTGGTCAGCAGATTCGATGTTAGGAAAACCATTCTCTGCTCCCGTCTCGATATCGACCGTGAAGACACGAATGAGAGAGCTATCAAATTTGACTTCATCTCCTGGATACTTGTCGTTAATGTATTGGTATAAGTATCTAGTATTACCATGAATTTCAAATTCTTCAACGTCAGCATACTGTTGCACAAACTGACGACAGTCAGAAATTCTTCCTGGCATTACACGACGCAAAGGACGACCATCGAGACTTTTGTAATCTGTTACATCTTTTTTTGAAGAAACAAAAAGGGAGGGTTTGAAGTCCTCCCTGTATTGCACATCCGTGCCATTCTCATGAGCACGGATAAGAATTCTGTTTCCAACTTGCTCAACGTTCTTGTAAAACTTCATCAACCTCTTCGTCAATCACAGATGGGACCATATCGATGTATGCTTTTACAACGTCTGCACACGGACTAATAATAGTCATAATGTTGTCAGACGAGAAGAGCACCTCTTCCTGGTCAGTATAGCACGGCCACGGGCGAAGGTCAACCTCGCTGACAACTTCAAACGGTGACACCAGTTTACAATTTGGCATACCGTAGTCAGCAACAATCTCTTCGACTTGTGCAATTACATACGAATTATTCTTCAGTAGCAACAGTTTCAGATTCTGCATCACCTTCCTCCTCTTCATAAGTTAATTCTTGTGCAAATCTTTCCATGTAAACATCAAGGATACCTTGCTCTACATCGCTAAGAGAAATCACAGCATCATATGGGACATTAAAAGAAATGTCAGGAGTGAAAGGATTCCACTTGCTGAAGTTTACAGAATACTCTTCTGCGTCATCTGGTTTTGGATTGAGTGTAAGAATATACGGACACTTAATAACCAAGCAAATACCTTTACCAGTATTCTTATCAGTCATTTCAGAAGTGCCTGCAATGACACGCTCTCCTGATTTAAATACTAAAACTTTTGGGACCATTTTTACTCCTTGATAAATTCAAACCAACCTGTGGCAATATATTTAGTTTCCGTGCTACTGACTATACCATGATGTACATGAGTCCAATACGCAGGCCACAACACCATCTTACCTTCATCTGCTTCAACTGTCAAGTCATGCTGAGGAAATCTTGTACCACCATCTCTAACCGTATTTAAATATAACATCCATACCATCATCCTGTTTGGATAATTTGTCGGTGAATGCTCAAAATGTTTTTCTGAAAACCCTTCGTTGGGGTAGTATCTTTGTATTCTATAACTATTTACCAAAGACCACTTATGTGGCATGCTATCCATCACTTCATATTTTTGTTTATATTTCACTAGACAATCAAAAATACATTTCATAATTACTCTAGAAGGATATGCATTACTTTCGAGTAACATCAATGCATCTGTCGATTTCTTATATCCCAACTCTGTTTTTTCATGGAAGTTTTGATTATTTTCAAACCATTCAACTAATGTCCTACATGTTTTTCTTTGTAAGGCATCACTGTAAGTTTCAATAAATGTAGTCATAGATAAAAAAATGGGCAATGGTTGACTGTGACCAACCTGCCCATGCGGCGACGATATAATTTATTTATTCAGTTAAAAATTGTTGGTCTGAAGTTACCGCTTCGCCAATATTATATGTAACTTTTTTTTGATGCTCTGGAATAATCTTCTCTAAGGAAACAGATAACAGTCCATCAACATATTCAACATCAGTTACTTTTACATCATCTGCTAGTTGCCATGAATTGTTGAAAGAGCGTTTTGATAATCCTTTGTGGACATAACTGATGTCAGAATTTGCTTTCGGATGTCTGCTGGCAATTCTGAGAATGTTAGATTCTGTAGTGACTTCAATCTCCTCTGCTTTAAATCCTGCAAGAGCAATTTCAATTTCGTAGTTACTGTTATCATGCTTGATGATATTATAGGGCGGGTAGTTTGTATTATGTCCAGTCATCGAATCTAATCGATGAAATACTGTATCCAAACCAACTCCAAAGGGAGCATAAATGTCCCAAGCGTATTTTTGCATTTTCTTTCTCCTTGAAAAAAGCGAGTTATAGAAAGGACCCCGAAGGCATCCATGCAAATATTTATTAGAGGGCATAAAAAATGGGGGTGTAATTCCCCCCATAAAATTATTCGGTTGCTTCTACTTTCTTGCGACCAATATTATATTTACTCTCAAGAGTCCACTCTTCCTTCTCTTTGAAGGCAAGGACTTTAATTTGGTTGAGAGGTGCAACGTCTGAAATTAATTCAGGTTTAGATACTGCAATTAGTCCCCAATCAGAAAGTAGTTGGACAATTCTGTTTCTACGTTGAGTATCATTCAACGATAGATTAGTCTTCTTTCCATCCAAAGCAAACAACTCTTTGAAATGAACAATATAATATTTACCTTGCTTATGCAGAATGTGGCAGGATTGATAGATAATCTTTTCTTTCCTGGATGCCACTCCAATACGGGTGAGAGTCTCACGAACCTTCAGAAAATCATCAGGCTCATTAAGAGTCACTTCAATCATATCAGTTTGATTCCACTTAACTTCAATGTCAGTTGTCATCGTCTACCACCTTTATTTACTAAGCGTTTAATCTCTTCAAGTTGCTCATTAGTTAAAATCATTAACGCTTGCAAAGCTTTATCGGTGCTATACCCATAATATTCTTTGACTGCATCAAGACAATCAATTGAAGACTTTTTTTCCCAAGGGGAGAATCTCTTCCTCGGCGTGATACTATTTATAAAAAAGTCATACTGCATCTTCTTGTCTAGATGAGAATTTATATTCATTTCATTAGCATACAACACTGTATCCAAAAATCCAGAAAGACATTTATTTACAATGAAAGGTGGATATGACTTAACATCATCCTCAGTCTCATACAGATGCTTCTTTGACTGATTGATTGTATAGAGAATTTGGGACAGTGTTGGTGCGGTCATAATTAAATAATACTAATTCTTTTCTTTCATTCTGGTCTTTCATGTAGTCACCTACAGACCTCATGGTGTATGTGAGGTTGAATTCTCCTGCTCTCCATCCTTCAAACCTCTCACGAATAAGTTGAGACGAGTTATAAGATATAAGTTGGTTACCAGCAAACTTATCACAGTCACTAGCAAAGGTATCATGACAGAAGGACTTGTGCATATTGCCCCGCCGTCCATAGAGGTTATCTCTAATATCATATGGGGGGTCGAGGTATGTGAATACGTCTCGATTGTCGGTGAGGAGCTCTTCATAAGATAGGTTAGTAATTTTCCAATTTTCAATCAGTCCTGAATATCCAGTGAGTTTATCAATGCCTCGCATCGAGAAATTGCTATCTGACGCTTGCTTGCTGAAGGAACTGGACTCAGTGAGACCAGAGAAAGAGCACTTATTAACAATATAAAAACACACAGCAGCAGATAA